TGAACGGCAAGCCGATCCTGCTCGGGGACATCAACGCGGCGTACGTCATCGGCGACGTGTCCGACCTGGCCGTCAGGCGGCTGACCGAGCGTTACGCGGACTTCCTGCGGGTCGGGTTCGTCGAGCTGCAGCGTTCGGACGGTACGCTGCATCACGCGTCCGCGGTGCGGGCCAACCAGGTCACGGCGAACGCATGATGTTCTGGCTGCAGAGCAGTGGTGGCCTGGTTGGGACCAATCTCGACCAGGTACGCCAATGGGTGGCGAACAACGACGGCAGCGTTACGTTCACAGGCGTTAGCGGTGACACGTTCAACGTATCCGGCATCGGCACCGATCAGGCGTCCGCGGCCGAAGCCATGCGGCGCATCACCCAGGCCGTTGACCCGGCCGACTACTGACAGGGAGTCAGGACATGGCGGACGACGCCAAGCAAGACACCAAGGCGGGCACCAAGCCGGCCGACACCAAGGGTGCCGAGGGCAACACCGCGGTACCGCACCAGGGCGACCATGACCGCGTGCAGATGCTGAGTCTGCGCGCCGACGGTACGCCGGACCAGCACAACCCGGAGATCATCGGGGACCCGGAGCACGCCAAGGCGCTGGCGCGCGAGCAGTTCGCGCAGCAGGCCGTTTCGGCGGCCGACGTGCGCGGCCACTCGGTACCGATGATGACCGTGACCAACGACGACGGCACCACCGAGGAGCGGCCGGCGTCCGAAGCCCCGCAGGACCCGGCCATCCAGGACGCCGTGGACGAGCACGAGAAGGTGGCCGAGGCCGCGCGCAAGGCTGCCGACGCCGCCGTGGACGCCCTGACCAAGGACGACAGCGACAAGTGACCACCCAGCGTCCCTCCCGTACCGCCTGGTGTAACGAGCCGGGCGGTACAGGGGCGCGCGCCGACCAGACCGGGAGGGGGTGACGTATGGCCACCGAGGTGACCCACGGGTACTGCACCGAGGACGATCTGCGCGAGCAGCTGGGCGACCTCAACCAGCGCAACCTGTCCTCCCGCCAGCTGGTCCGCGCCGTCAACGCCGCCAGCCGCGCGGTGGACAACTGGACGGACCGCCGGTTCTGGGCCGACGAGACCCCCGTTACCCGGCTGATCTACCCGCAGGGCGACAACGGTTACGAGCTCTGGCTAGGCGTGGACATCGCCAGCTCCACCGGCCTGGCCATCGCCACCGACCCCGGCGGCGACGGTAGCTACACCAATGTCTTCGACACCACCGACTACCGGCTTTGGCCGTACGATGCCACGCTGGCCGGCTCGCTGTACGGCGGCTGGTGGAAGCTCGAGAGCTCCGGCCGCTGGCGGTTCGACGTGCGCGGCATCAACGGGCGCCACGGCTACCTGCCGGTCCAAGTCACCGCCCGGTTCGGCTGGGCTTTCTGCCCGGACCCGGTGGAACAGGCCACGCTGCTCATCGCGGCCCAGTTGTTCAAGCGCAAGGACGCGCCGTTCGGCGTCGCGCAATTCGGCGACATCGCGGCGGTGCAGATCGTCCGGCAGGACAAGGACGTGCAGGGCCTGCTGATGCCGTACCAGCGGGACGCGGCGATGGTGGCGTGATGGCGACCCCGACCGCGGTCCGTGCCGGCCTCGCCGCCGCGCTGCGCCACGTCCCGAAACTGACCGTGGAAGAGAACCTGGCCGAGATCACCACGCTCGGTGAAGGTGGCGCCGTTGTGATCGGCGGCCCGACCGCGGACCTGACGGCAGCCCAGGGCCGCGGCAACACCATCTGGAACTACCCGCTGTACTGCCTGGCGTCCAGCGCCAATTACGGCGCCGCTACCGCGGTCCTGGACGAGCTGGTCAACCCGTACGGCGACCGGTCCATCCTCGAGTGCATCTGGAACCGCGGCAGGGCTGTGGTCGGCGGCCTGGGCATCCTGGACAGCGCCGGGCAGCCGAACGTGGACGCCCACGTGGATAGCCTGACGGCGTACGGCGTGGAGTTTCCCAACGCCGGAGTGCCGCATCTGGCCGCCATCCTGAACTGCGTTGTACTGACCCCCGGGAGACCGACGTGAGCGCACAGGCCTTGCTGGACTGCTTCATCTACGTGGCCGGCCACGACTTCACCACGGACTCCAACCAGGCCAACCTCACCACCGAGGCCCCGCCCCAGGACTCCACCACGTTCGGTTCCAGCGGCTGGAGCGAGAACGTCTACGGCTTGAAGAACTTCACGTTCGGGTACGGCGGGTTCTGGCAGTCCGCCGCCCAGGACGCCGTGGACCCCGACGCGTTCGGGGACATCGCGGTGGAGCGGGCCCACACCTTCGGCCTCAACGAAGTAGAGACCGAGCCGTGCTGGCTGTTCAATGCCGCCAAGACCAGCTACCAGATCGGCGGCGAGATCGGGCCCACCGCGCCGTTCACGCTGGCGTCTCTGGGCTCCGACAAGTACGGCGCCGTCCGCGGCCAGCTGGCCAAGGCCCGCGGTGCGATGAACGCCACCGGGCCGCTGGGGTCGGTGGTGCAGCTCGGCGCGGTGGCGGCCAATCAGTACCTTTACGCCACCTTCCACATCTTCACCGCCGGCACCACGGCCACCATCCAGGTGCAGAGCGCGCCCACCGCCGGGTTCGCCGCGCCGACCACCCGCGGCACCATCGGCCCGCTCACCGCCCGCGGGGGCACCTTCATGACGCGCGTGGCGGGACCGATCACCGACACGTTCTGGCGGTTCAATGTATCGGCCATCACGGGGGCGTTCGTCGCCGCCGGTGGCATCGGCATCGGTAGTTAGGAGAGCACCAAAATGGCCGTGATGGCACTGATCAATGAGTACCTGGCGCTGAACGCGGTGGCGATGAGCGACCACGTACGTCAGGCCACCCTCACCATGGAGGCGTCCGCGCTGGACGCCACCGCCATGGGCGACGGCTGGGTCAAGAACGTCTACGGACTCAAGTCCGGGCAGTTGCAGGTGGAGTTCAACGACGACACCGCCGTGTCGCAGGTGGACGCACTGCTGTGGCCGCTGTTCGGCACGAACACCGCCTTCGAGGTTCGTCTCGACGCCGGAGCCGTCAGCACGTCGAACCCGAAATACACCGGACTGGTGGGGATCTCGCAGCACAACGTGGGCGGCAGCCTCAACGAAGTCGCCCGCAAGTCGCTGACATTCCCCACCTCCGGGGCGGTGGCACGGGCTACGGTCTAGCCGTGGCCGGAGACCTGGAGTTCCCCGGCGCCAAGCAGCAATTTGTTGCCCTGGCCAAGCGTCTCAACGCGCAAGGCAAGCAGGGCCGCGGGCTGTGGAACGAACTCAACCGCGCGATGAAGGACGCCGCGCAACCGATGACGGACGCGGTCCTGAAGCATCTACAGGACTACCTGCCGGACCGCTACGCTGCCGTCCTGCGCAAGTCCTTCACCGTCCGGGTCTCCAGGTCCACCAAGGGCGATGCCGCCGGCCTCAAGCTGGTGGGCACCGCCAAGGGTGTCAAGAAAAAGCGCCACATCCGCGTCATCAACGACGGCACACTGAGACACCCGGTCTACGGCAACCCGGAGGCCTGGGTGGACCAGCCCGTCAAGCCGGGGATGTGGACCGAACCGCTGACCCTGTCCCGCGAGATCCCCGCCACGCAGATCCGGCGGGCCGTGCAGGACACCATCCGAAAAGTCACCTGAGAGGGCATGATGCGCGCATGACCACCACCGACAACACTGACAACACCGACTGGGACACCCGCCCCGAACGCAAGCGGACCGATCGGCACCTGCTTCGCATCGGGCAGGGCGAGGACGCCGAAGACCTGCTGTTCGACCCCGGCAAGATCCTGCTCAGCGAGACGCTGGCGATGGAGTCGGCGTTCAACCTCACCTGGCCCCAGATCATCGCTGGCGTGGCGGTGGGCCGTACGTCCGCCGTGGCCGCTGTGGTGTGGGTGCTGCGCAAGCGGAAGAACCCGAAGCTGCGCCCGGCCGAAGTCGAGTTCTCGATGGAGGACTACGAGAACGTGGACCCGGACTACCTGCCGGAGTACGGCGGGCTGGCCGATGGTGACGCCCACGGTGACGCTGTGCGTGATCTGCACGGCCTCGAGCTGGGCAAGGCGGCCGGGGACGTTGCCGAGGGCCCAAAAGACTCCCCGACGCCGGAGACCAGCTCCAGCGAGCCGGAGGACTGAGCTGGACCGAGATATACACACAGCAGTGGTGCCGCCTGGCGGTGGCGTTCAAGTGGACCCCGGAGCAGATCCGGGCCCTGACAATCGATGAGTTCATACAGGCGCTGGAATTCGTGAAGGGTGGGTGAGTCGGGTGGCCGGTAAAGACAAGCTGGAATTCGATGTCCTGGCTCACGACAAGGCGTCCACCACCATGGACAAGGTGGCGTCGGCCGCCAAAAGCGTCGGTAAGGCTATCGATTCTGCTGCGGATAAAGGCGGGAATGCGCTTAAAAAGCTCACAAAAGAGGGCGGCGCAGTAAACAAATCCCTGGAAAAGCTGGGGGATGGCGCCAAAAAGGGCCTGGGAAAGCTGACCGGTGCGCTCAAGTCCGCCGGTCCGCTGGCCCTGGCCGGCGTCGGTCTGGCGCTCGGCGGGTCGCTGATGAGCGGCCTCACCGCCGCGATGGAGAAAGAGGACGCCTCGCATCTGCTGGCCGCGCAGGTCGGCGCCTCCAACGCCGACATGGAGAAGCTCGGCAAGATCTCCGGCGACCTGTACAAGAACGCGTTCGGGGATTCGGTGTCCGATGTCTCCGACGTGATGAAGACTGTTTTCCAGTCCGGGCTGGCCGCCGTCGGGGACGCAGAGGACAAAATCAAGGGCGTCACCACCCAGGTGATGAACTACAGCAAGCTGACCGGCGAGGAAGCGTTGCCGGTCACGCGGGCTATTTCGCAGCTGCTGAAAACCGGCCTCGCGCGCAACGCCACCGAGGCGTTCGACCTGCTGACCCGCGGCGTCCAGAAAGGCCTGGACAAGTCCGAAGACCTGCTGGACACGGTCAACGAATACGGCACCCAGTTCCGCAAGCTCGGACTCACCGGTACCCAGGCGTTCGCGCTGATCTCGCAAGCCATCCAGGCCGGCGCGCGCGACAGCGACATTGCCGCCGACGCCATCAAAGAATTCTCCATCCGGGCGGTGGACGGCAGCGAATCCACGGCCAAGGGGTTCGAGAGCCTTGGCTTGTCCGCCAAGACCATGCAAGAGACGATCTCCCAGGGCGGGCCGAAGGCCGCCGCCGCGCTGGACCTGACCCTGGACCGGCTGCGCGGCATCAAGGACCCGGCCGAGCGGGCTCAGATAGCCGTGATGCTGTTCGGCACCCAGGCCGAAGACCTGGGCGACGCGCTGTATGCCATGGACCTGGACACCGCCACCAAGCAATTCGGCGCCGTCGGCGGCGCGGCCGAGCGGGCCGGCGACCTGATCAACGACACCACCAGCAACAAACTGACCACGCTGGGCCGCACCATCAAGATGTCCATTGTCGATGCCATCGGCAAGTACGCGCTGCCCCAGCTGAGCAAGTTTGCCGACTGGTTCAACGGACCCGGCAAAATGGTGATGGTGGGCTGGGCGCTCGAGGGCGCGGAAGCCATGATCACGTTCGCGGACAGCTCACTGGGAGCTCTCCAGTCGATGATCCCGGCGCTCGCCAAGGTCGGCTCCGCGATGTACTACGCCGCCGCCGCTGCCG